GCGCCTGGACGTTCGAGAAGACGGGCAGGCCGAACGTCGCGAGTTTGGCGACGAGTTCGTCGTAGGCGTCGACCAGCATTAGCCGACCGCCATCCGTCCGATCCCGAGGAGCCGCATGATCTGGCCCATAGATCCGACGGGGCCGGCGATCGGGAGATCCTGGAATGACTGGTAGGAGTCAACGGAGCCGCGTTCGCGGTACAGGGCGCCCGCGTACAGCATGGTTCCGAGGCGGGCCGAGGCGTGGGGTGCGACTGTCGGGTTGTCGGTGTATCCGGCGGCCTTGCGGCGATACCAGGCGAACTCGTTAGCGGCATCCGTACAGGATTCGAGCCAGGTGAGGTCCGCGCCGGTTGGGGTTTCGCCCAGGAACTCGGCGACGTCATCGGTGTCGATCCATGTGACCTGAGAGGTCAGGATCGCCGAGGCCGGGGTGAACGGGTCGAGGTCGTCCTGGTTGTTCACCGAGTAGGTGACGACGTTCGTCGCCAGGTTCACGGTGTCGAGGTTGTGGTGGCCGTCGAGTTTCGAGTAGCCGGTTCCGTAGATGTGGACATGCTCCCCCGCCACGAGACCGGTCGCATCGTCGAGCGTGAGGCTCGCGACGTCATCGGTGACGGAGACGGAGGTGATGGCGGCCATGATGGCGGGGGAGCGGTCCTACTGACGGGGGAGGGTCAGAGGGCGAGGCACCCGTTCCCGATGTCGTAGTTCGCGGCCGCGAGGTATCCGCGGAACGCGAGACGGGTCGAGAGGGTGGCCGGTTGCTCCACGCGGAGCGCCCCACGGAGGTCTTCGAAGACCGTGAGGCACGAGGCGGAGAGCATGAGGGCCTTGCGGTCGCCGGGGGTCAGACCGAAGTCGTCGGAGACGATCAGGGCGAGGCCGAGCGGGTTACCGGCGAACGTGGTCGCGCCGCCGAGGGTGCCGCCCGCGTTCGATGGGCCGAGGTACGGGAAGATCCGGTTTCCGCCGGAATCCTTCGCGGCGCCGATCTGCGCCCAGACGTCCGAACGGATGATGAGGTGGGTCGGCATCCGGCCGAAGTTCGACTTGATTTCGGCGGCGGCGGCGTAAAGGTCGGTGATGACCTCATCGCCGTCCGTCCAGTCGCTCACGGTCGCCGACGCGAGGCTTGCGTTCGCGTACAGCACCGTGTCGCCGATGTATTGCTCGGACCACTCGGCGTAGGCCTTCGCCATGTCCTCCACGATGAGGTTCACGATGTTCTCATCGGAGTAAAGGATCTCTTGCTCGGAGATGTCGAGGTAGCCGCCTCCGGTCACCTTGTCGACCTGGACCTTCGAGACCTGGTAGGCCTGGCTGGACAGGGTGTCGTGCTGGGCGGCCTGGGTGCCGACCGACGAGTGCTGGGTGACCTTGCGGGCGTAGAACGGATCTCCGGCGGGCATGGCACGCGGGCCGAGGGCCGACACGATCGGACGCTCCGTGGTCATCGTCGAGAAGACCTCGCCGACGAGCGGGGACGGGACGACGCCGGGGACGTCGGAGGTGCCGGAGGTGGCGGCCTCCACGCGCGGGGCCTCGCCGCGGAGGGTGGCGGCGATCCAGGCGCCGGCGCTCATCGCGGAACGGTCACGCTGGAAGGTGAGGGGGGCCGTGGGGGCCTCGGCCGCGGGGGCGGCTTCGACCTCGGGCTGGACGGATTCGGTCATGGGAAGATCCTCCTCGGGATCGGTTGGGTTGGGTTCTGGGTCGGGGTCGGCCGCCTCGGCGGCGACCTGGTGGACTTTCGCGGTCTCGAACGCCCCGAACGGGACGAGGGAGAGTTCGCGCCAGCGGCCGGATTCGACGACGAGGGTGTCGCCGTCATACCGGAACTTCTCGACTTCCACTCCGACGGATACGGAGTCGAGTACGCCGTCGGATGCGAGGATCAGGGCCTCGTCTCCGGCGGGCGTGTCGGAGATTCGCGCCTGGAACGTCATCCCGTCTTCGGTGTCGTCCCGTTGGAGAACGATGCCGATGGGCTGGGTCAGGTTGTGGTCGCGAATCAGTTTCGGGGCGGGGCCGTCGGTCGGGAGGGAGCCGCGTTCGAACCGGACGGGTCCGGTTGAGGCGTTCGCGGCGACGCCCCAGGGGACGGCGATTCCGGAGATCTGCCGTTTCGGTGGCTGGTCGCCTTCCGCCGCGGTGATCTCGACGTCGATGTTCTGAGTGAGTTCGATCCTCATCCGAGGTCTCCTCCTGCCTGGTTGATAATGGCGCGGGCCTCGTCGCGTGACACGACGTCATTCGCTACGCCGAGGTAGATCTTCTGGATGATCTCGGCGACCTCGCGGGCCTGGGCCTGGGGTGATAGATCCGAGTCGACGCCCTCGATTCCGGCGGTCGCTTCGAAGATCGAACGGTCGAACCGGACGATGGTTCCGCGTGGCGTCACGACGTCGGACGAGAGGGTTTCTTCGATCGCGGTCAGGAATGGGAGGCAGTCCTGGGCGAGTTGGGCGCGGGCTTGCTCGGCGTTCTGGTAGGTGAATCCGGACGAGTTTGGGGCGCCGACGAGGAACGGTGAGACGTTCGCGACGCGGGCGAGTTCGAGCGCCTGGTGCTGGCGGGCCTCGGTGAGTTGGAGCCGTGACGGATCCATTTTCGATTCGATGAAATCGGTGTATTGGTTCAGGGCGGCGATCGCGCCCTCTTCGCGGAGCGCCACCCAGTCGGCGGCGAGGTCCTGAAGTTCGTCCGAGGTCATCGGTTCGCCCGAGGTCTGCTTGAGGACGCCCATCCCGATCGGGGTCGAGGCGAACTTCTGGGCGGCTTGCTCTAGGCGTTCGGCGGTGACGATCGCCCTGGAACCCGCTTCGAGGAGCGGCGAGATCGGCGAGTAGAAGAAGATGAGATCTTCGCGGGGGACCGGCTGGCCGTTCACGGTCACGCCGTCGATCCCGCCGATCGGATAGTTCCCGGCTTCGAGGACGGTCTGGACGTTCACGGTCGCGGCCGGAACCCAGGAGAGCGACGACGGGAACCCGTTCACTCGGGCGTCGATGTGAAGGTACGCGACGCCGTAGAAGAAGAGATCATCGAAGAGCCACGAGAACGTATGGGCGTAAGAGGTGCGGCGGTCGGGCCGGATCATCCACGGTTCCGGTTGGAGAGGTTCGTCGACCAGGTTCTCGCCGTCCCAGACCTGCCGATAGTAGCGGAGGGGTGTGGTACCGATGAGGCCGGCGTGAAGATCTCGGGCGCGTGAGACGACCGGGATTCTCATCGCCCTCTCCCGGCCTGCGCCGACTGAGGCCGAGAGGAGGGCGAGAGTCGCGGGCGTGACGACTGCCGTGGATGCCGCCTCCGCGCGAACGGTGGGCGTCTTCGACCGAGTGCGGAAGAGTGCCACGCCACCAGTATTACACCGGTGTGGTTCGATGGGAAGGTTATCGCGGGAGAGATCGTGCGGGTCGATTTCGACGGTTCGAACCGCCGATCGCCGGTTTCGCCGAGAACTTCGCCCTCGACGAAAGGGCTACGGCCCAGACGAGGCACCTGGCGAACTCGATCGGGCCGGGAGATTTCTCCGACGAGAGGCCCATCGCGCCGCCCTTCTGGTAGTAGCCGACGGCTCGGGCGACATGCTCGGAGAGGATGGTTTCGCCGGCGTGTCGAACTCGGTCGTCGCGGATCATGCTCCGAACCAGGGAGGTCCACTTCAGGATCTCGCCGTGGCCGACGATCGTCTTCCGGTCGGCGTACTCGGGCGGGGCGTGAATGTCGAGCGACGGAGTGAGGGCGAGGGTGCCACCTGCCGGGAGGAGTTCGCGGACCTTCTGCCAGGCGTCGGTTTCGCGGCCTTCGACGAACCCGACCGTCGCGTGAGTTCTACCGTCGGCGTCCTGGCCGGCGAGAAGGCCGACGAATCGGGAGCCGTCGATCGACTGTTCGACGACGAGCACGGTCCACGGTGGCGGCGGGTCGTCGGTCTGGCAGGCGGTCCAGTCGCCGGGGTCGAGCCAGGAGGCGTCCGATGCTATCCAGAGGTTCAGGGATGCGCGAAGGAAGTTCGCTCGGTCTGGAGACTGGCTTTCGTCTTCGAGATCCTGGACCGTGAGGTTCCCGTGACCGATCGCCGGATTCGCCGAGATCCAGTAGGACCGATCGGTGAGATCTACGCCGGGGGGCGGTGACCACTCGGCCATCATGAGACGGCCGGGGGTTCCCTTGTCGATCAGGTCGAGGCCTTGCTCCCGGTACTTCAGGAAGACCGTCGATTTCTCGGTGCCGGCGGTCGAGAAGTAGGCGGCGAGCGGGGACGGTCTGGCTCGCTGGGTCGGGAGAAGACCGGAGTGGAGAACGTCGCCGACGTCCCAGAGTTCGTCGACGACGAGAAGGTCGTTCGACTGGCCGTGACCGGCGGCCGGCGTGGCCGACGAGATCCGCCAGATGGATCCGTCATCCATCCGAACTTCCTTTCGGCCGAATGAGGCGTAAGCTTTA